ACTTAATAGTTCTTTTTTTTGTTATGGCTGTAAAAGGTGATGTAGGAAAACTAATGTTTGAAAATGCTGGCGGCACAGAAGCCAATATTGGTGAACTTAGATCATGGTCTTTATCTGTTTCTAAAGATACACAAGAAACAACCGCAATGGGTGCAACTTCAAAGACTTTTATCGGTGGTTTAATAAGTGGTGAAGGTTCAGCAGAACTTTTATATGATGCCAGTGGAAACTCAGACTATCAGGCTTTTATTGATGATGTATTCACAACAGGAGATGCTGGTGACGCATTATTTGAGTTATTCCCTGATTCAGCTACAGCTTCTAAAAAGATAGGATTTGCTGGAATAATCACAGGTGCTGAATATGGTGCAACGCTTGGAGAGATTCAAGTGGTGAATATCTCATTTATAACAAACGGTGCAATAACTTCAGCTATATAGTACATTTTAAATAACAACCCCAATTTAATATGGCGACAAAAAGAAACGTAGACCTTATCACTGAAGCTTTTAGTGATGTAATGACAGCTAGAAGGAAATATGAACTAAAAAATCCTAATGGCGAAATATTAAAAGAAATATTTTTCCCACCACTTACAAGGTTTGATAGAAAGCAAGCCCAAGCTGCGGCTGGTACAGATGATGCCTTAACAATATCAACAAGACTCCTTTGTCAACTTGCAGAGAACGAAGATGGCACGAAAGCCTTTGCTTCTGCTGATGCTGAAAATTTACAAAGATTTTTACCAGAAAGTGTTTTAAATGAACTTGAACTATTTATGATGGATATTCAAGTTGATATTGACACAGCAAAAAACGAATAAGGCGAGATAACTGGTTAAACTTTGAGTTTTTTCTCGCAACTGAACTAGGAAAATCTGTCCAAGAATTAAGAAAATCAATGACGCAAGAGGAAATGATACATTGGGCTGCATATTACGAAATTAAAAATGACAGAGAAAAACAAGAAATGAATCGTCAAAAGAACAAAACAAGGTAAGATAGAATAAAGGTTATTTGTATTTGTGGCACAATCGACAGTTAAGTTAATAGTTGATGCTCAAAATGCAATAAGACCATTGCAGCGTGTAAATGAACAGACCAAAGCTTTAAGCAGTAGCACAGATAAGTTAAAAGGCAGATTAGATAAAAGCAATAGATCACTAAGAAACACAGGGAGAGCAGCAAAAACCGCAAGCACTGGTGTTGCAACTTTAACAAAAGCGTTAGCTCCATTACTAGCGGCAGCCACAGTTCTTAGTGCTGCAAGATTTGTATTTGTTAAAACAGCAGAACTAGAAACTCAAAGAGCAAGTCTTGAGCAATTAACTGGGTCACTTGAAAAAACCAATAAAATCATTGATGAACTTCAAGCTTTTGGTGCTGTAACACCATTCACAAGTAGTGAATTAATAGAACAAACAAAAAGATTAAAAGCATTTGGTTTTGAAACTGAAGAGTTAGTTGATACAACAAAACGATTATCTGACGTAGCTGGTGCTACTGGTGCTGACCTTACAGGTATAGCCACAGCCTTCGGCCAGATAAGAGCAAAGGGTAAATTACAACAGGAAGAGAATCTTCAATTATTAGAAAGAGGAGTCAATATAACTAATGAACTTAAAAAAATAACTGGTTTACAGGGTGATGAGTTTGAATCTGCAATGCGTAAAGGTAAAATTGGTGCTGATTTAGTAAATCAAGCATTAATAAATTTAACAAGCCAAGGTGGTATTTTTGCTGGTGGAGCTACAAAACAAGCAGACACTTTAAATGGAAAATTATCAACTTTACAAGATACGATTGACACACTTGCAAGGACAATTGGAACAGAATTAGAAGATGAAATAAAAGGAGTTTTAGATTTTGGTATTGCAGCAGTTAAAGCAATAAATGAGTTAATAAAAAATTTTGGTATTTTAAAAAAAGCTATTGACGTAATTAATCCATTTGAACAATTAAGAAGTTTAAAAGAACAGCTTACAATCCAAAAAAAATTAGCCGACTCAACAAACAAGATAAGAAAAATTAATGTGAAAAATGGTCAAATTATAGAGATAACAAAAGATAAAACAAAAGAGACAACACAAGCTTACACTGAAGGTTTAATTCCATCTAGTGATTTATTTAATAAAAATTTAGATTTAAGTGGATTTTTTCTTAATGATATTAACAACGACACTTTAAAAATTTCAGATAGTTTTCAATTAATAAAAACTGATGCTGATCTTTTAAATGAAAAGTTTATGGAAATAGGTCAAAGTGTTGAACAAGGTATAGTTTCAAATTTAACTGATGCTGTGATGGGAACTCAAAGTCTTGGACAAGCAGCAATTAATGTATTAAATAATTTAAAAAGAAAACTTATTGAAGTGCAAATTGAACGTGCGGTTTCTGGTATTGGAGACAACATCGGTGGTTTCTTAGGTGGTGTATTTGGTGGTGGTAAAAAAAGTAGTAGTAGTAGTCTTGTTGGTAATACAGCTTCAAGCTTTCTAGGTGGTGCTATCCCATCTTTTGTAGGTGGTGGTATAAGTTCACTCTTGGGTTTTGCAAATGGTGGAAGACCACCAGTAGGTAGAGCCTCACTCGTGGGCGAAAAAGGTCCAGAGCTTTTTGTTCCTAAAGTTGCTGGGACTATAATTCCAAATGATAAAATTGGTGGTGGCACTACAAATAATTACGTTACAGTAAACGTAGAAGCTGGTGGTGCAACCGCTTCTGGTAACAATGTAGACCTTAATGCTCTAGGTCAAGTTATAGGTGTTGTTGTTCAAGCTCAGTTAGTAAAAGAAAAACAAGCTGGCGGTATTTTAGCGAGGTAACATGGCAACTTTTCCTTCAATCAATCCTGTATATGGAACAAAAAAAGCAAGCGTTCCAAAAATAAGAACAACTGCTTTGGGTGATGGGTATGAGTTTAGGGCTTTATTTGGCCTTCCATTAACTCAAGACCCTAAGTTATATGATTTAGTTTTTAACGTCACAGAGGAGGAATCAGACGTTATAGAAGCATTTTTAAGAAGTCGTGTAAATGATCAGGCAAGTTTTGATTTCACACCACCAGCAGAGGGGTTCACAAAAACAGGTACATATTCTCAAAGTACCACTACATCTACAATCAGCATCACAAATCATGGTTTGGCAATCGGTGATGTCGTGACTATTGACTATACTTCTGGATCAGCAACAGATGGTACTTTTGCAATAGCAACAGCAGTTGATCAAAATACTTTTACAGTGACCGCATCAAATAGTGCAACAAATAGCGGTAATGTTTCTGTCACTTTATCTGGTGCTGGTAAATATGTTTGTCAAGCATGGTCAAAAACAATACCATATAACAATAGAGCCGTAATAAGCTGCACTTTTAGAGAGGTTTTTGAACCCTAATGGCTTTACCTACAGCAGAACTTCAAGCATTAACTAACAAGTCAATCATTGAGCTTTTTACTTTGACTTTAGATTCCGCATTACATGGAGCAACGACTGTTTCAAGATTTCATTCTGGGGTAGGAATGAACAGCAACGCATCAATAATCTGGCAAGGAAATACTTATGATAAATATCCTTTAACTGCAACTGGATTTGAGTATTCTGGACGAGGAAGACTTCCAAGGCCTGTTTTTACTGTGTCAAATATTTTAGGTAATATTACAAGTCTTATGGCATCTGTTAACGCTACAACGCCATTTAATGACTTGCAAGGAGCAAAAGTTGTAAGAATTAGAACACTTGCACAATTTTTAGACGCTGCTAACTTTCCATCCAGTAAAAATCCATATGGTACACCTGACAGTACAGCAGAGTTACCACAAGAAATATATTTTATAAACAGAAAAACTTTAGAAAATAGAAATATTGTACAGTTTGAACTTACCTCGGCTCTTGATTTACAATCGGTTCGTGCGCCAAAACGTCAAGTAACAAAAAAAGATTTCCCTGCTGTCGGTAGCTTTATAAACGCATGACTTGGAAAGAACAAGCTGAAAAACACGCTGAAGAATGTATACCAAAGGAATCATGTGGTTTGTTGGCAATAATTAAAGGAGAAAAAATTTATTGGCCTTGTAAAAATATTGCTGAGTCTGGTTTTGAATATTTTGTAATTGATCCTGATGACTGGGCAGAGTGTGAAGATACAGGAGAGATTATTGGTGTTGTACATTCACATCCTAATGACCCAGCAATTCCTTCTGATAATGATAAAGCTAGTTGTGATTATTTAGGTTTTGAGTGGTTTATTTATAGTGCTTTTACAAAGGAATGGTGTAGTTTTAAACCTTCTGATTTTAAATCTGGTTTATATGGAAGAACATGGATTTGGGGCAAACAAGATTGTTTATCTTTAATTTGGGACTATTTTGAGGAAAAATTAAATTTAAAGTTAAAAGATTGGCCTAGACCAAGAGATTTAAAAGCGTTTGCACAAAAACCATATTTTCAAAAAGTTTTAACAGAATCAGGTTTTAGAAAGGTAGATATAAACAATATACAACCAAATGACATTTTAGTTATGGAGGGAATATTTAATAAACTTAATCACGTTGCACTTTACCTTGGAGATCAAACAATACTACATCACACTCTTAAAAAATTAAGTTGTCGAGAAACATATGATTTAGAATATATAAAACTAACAAAAGAGGTTTATAGATATGAAGCTTAAAAAAATAAGAATTTATGGAAAACTTAGAAAATTTTTAGGATCTTCTTATTTTGAAGCGGCTGTTTCAAGTCCAGCAGAAGCAGTTAGATTTTTACTTTGCAATTATCCAGAGGTAGAGGAACATATGTGCAAACAATATTACAAAATTAAAATGAATAATTTTGATGTGTCTTTAGATTTTCTATCAATGAAAGGAAAAGGAGATATTCAAATTATTCCTGTTGCAACTGGATCTGGTTTTATAGCTGCTGCTATAGGAGGTTTGTTTTCTGCTGGAGCCGCTGTTGTTTCTACTGCCGCCACTGCCGTAACTGCTGTTGCTGGTACTGCTTTAAGTGTTGCAAATACTGTTGCTGGAGCTGCTATCGGCACTGCTGCTACTGTCGCAAATGCTGCTGCTGGTGCTGTTGTGGCTGGTGCTGGTGCTATTGCTGCGGAAGTTGGTACGACAGGTATTTTGGGAACTATTGCAACGTCTGTTGTCACTGATGTCGCTATCTCTGGCATAACATCTTTAATTGCACCGACACCTGAGATTGCACCTGTTTCTGAAATTGCAGATCCAATTCCACAAAATGATGCCGTATTACCAGATCAAAGAGCGCAAAATTCATTCGGTTTTTCTGCAATTACTAATATTTCAAGAGCTGGTGTTGCTGTTCCTATTATATACGGAGAAGTTTTTACAGGGACTATTGTTATAAGTGCTGGTATTGATACTGTTCAAATAGAAGGAACTGCC